TGAGGAGAACAAGCAACGTCGAAGGAAATGCGTGACCATCGGCTGTCGTCTGATTTGGGTTGTAAATGACTTAACCATGGTGTTTCAATAATTAGTTTCTGTAGAAAGATAGACATGTTGTCTGCACGTTCTTTTGATGCAGAAATAATCATGATCTTCTTTTCTGGGTCTTTAAACAGTGTCCACAACACGAACGCACCTGTAATCCATGATTTACCGACTCCTCGGAAAGCTTGGATTTGTAGACGTTTAGGACCGTGTTGTAGATAGTCTGCAATTGAGAATTGTGCTCTAGTAGGTGGAGGGAGTTCTAGCTGTTCCCATAAAGCGGTTAGAAACAGCTTGAAATCGTCCTGTAGAGCCTCTAAAGGGTTGGTCATGTATGAATCGTTAATACTTAATTTTCGCCCGCCTTACAGTTGATTTAGTAGGCGTATCAGTTTCAAGTTTCTTTTTATTTTTATCAGTATTGTTTACATGTAGACGTGCAATATCTATACCTGTATTTGTTAAATCTAAACCTGCTGATATTGCATCACCAGAAAGGGGAACCCAACCAACAGCACCACTTAAAGCAGCTATACCAGCTTGATCTAATTTACCTTGTCTTAGATAAGACCAAGCTTCCTGAGCTGATATTGCTATATCTACTCCTGGTATTAATTTAAGTGCTGTTTTTCCTCCTCGTTTAGCACCAATTTTAATCATTTGTTCAGCTGCAAACTTTTGAGCAGCTTTACTTTTCAAAGCTTCAGCAGCACCTATTGACATTGCTGAGACTGCAGCTTGACCGTAGTTTCCTGTACCAACAGCTACACCAAAGTTAATAGCGTTATCAACTTTTCTAGTACCGATACCTTTACCAATGTTTAGACCATTGGTTTTAGTTTTACCGTTGGTAGTGATATCTCCATTATATTTTCCATTATTATTTTCTTCAGCAAATTCAGCAGCTATATCTTGTGCTTGAGAAGCTTGATCAGGTGTTAATAATCCCCATTTCCTACGATTAACACCTTCACTAGGTAGCCATTGATTTAGTTTTTCTTGATCACGTACTAAATCATTGATTACATCATTAGCTTTTAATTTGTCTTTAGCTGAAAGTGTTTCCCATTGTTCACCTGTTATGAGGTTGAACTTTTGTTCCATTAATGGGGAGTAGTCACCTCTTTGAGGTAAAATGCCACTACCTCCATTTTCAGGTCTATCTAACCAAGTAACATAATCTCTAGTCCAATTTTCAACTGGATCTATACCTTCTTTGATTGGATTACCTATAGCTCTCATAGCTCCTTGGTTAGGGCTATATCTATTACCTTTTGCTTTATTAGGAACCATTAATTCTAGCCAAAGGTTTCTAGGGCTATCAACACTCTTAGATAGACGTGAGTAATGACCACGAGAAACTAATTGACTTTCATCAGCACCAGCAGCTTTTAATTCTTTATTTCTTTTAGCTACAAAAAGATGTAATTGTCTTATCTCTCTATTTAGTTCAGAATAGTACCTCTTAAGTCTTTGAGGTGTATGATTTAGTATACCAGATATACGCTTTTCAAAGGCTTTAGTTAGCTCATCTGTTCTTTCAAAAGCTTTAGAACCTTCTCTTACTTTAGCACCAGGTCTTGTTTCAGCCTCTGGTCTATTAACATTTACGGTTGTTATTTTTACGCTGTCTGCTTTACCAGCCAGAAGCGAAGTTATAGATTTTGTAGATACTCGATAAGGTTTTTTATCTGGACCATAAGTAATGCTTTTTATGCTTTTTTTATTACCTTCCTTTTGGATTATTTCTGTAATCCGTTTATTGAGTTTTGTTCTGTTATCGGGAGTGTCTTCTGTTAAATGAAAGACACCATTCTTCTCCGTAAAGGCTTTCTTTCCCATAAAAAAAGCCGCCCTTCCGGACGGCTACGAGATATTGACTTGTGGGTGTTATGTAATGTGACTAATAATTAGTCGTTCTCTCAGAGGGTTATGTCCATATGTCGAACGCATCCATCTGAGCCAATGACTGCTACCTTTCCCTTGATTACACGGTTGGCAGGCGGGGACCAAATTGCTTGTAAGATCCTCTCCACCATTGGTTTTAGCTTTGACGTGATCGAGTGTAAGTTCATTAATTTCATAGTTATTTCCGCAATAAACGCATGTACAATTGAAGTGCTCTTTAATAGCTCTTCTCCAGAGCTTTTTAGCGTCTGAATTTGTCATGGTTATTAGGTTGTATAAATAGTGTTTAGGGGTAGGTAGTAGTGGGGTCATTAATATTTGGTTCTGCTTTTACGATTAATAGATGGAGATTGTGTTCTCCCTTTAGTAGAGCTTCCGCTGTAGTGAGCAGCATCTTTGCCATCACCATTTCCGTAGGTACCGAGTTTTCTATTAAGCCTGTTAGCGTTGACTCTTATCTTCAGACCATTTTTAGTTTTGTTGTATTTCTTCTGTTGTGTAAGTCTTTTTTTACGAGCTTTAGGATTCTTCCTGTAATACTCAGCTGTGCTTTCTGCCATAGAGTCTGCTCTGTACTAGTTCTGGATCTACTTTTGGCATTACGGCTGCAAGCTTGGAGAGTGGGTTGCCGTCATATGCAATACCGCTAATATCGTTAGTTTTAAGCCAGTCACAGGCTGCTTTTAAATCTTGGGTAGAAGCTTCGCCACTTTTGACCCTCTTTAGAAATTCTTTAGTGACGAGGTTATGTAATTCGTTAAATTGGTCTTCAGTGGCTTTCTTCATTATGCTGTTTTGATTTTAAGTTTGTTCTTTTTCTTTGATGCTTCAAGCCTGATACTGCGTCTAAGCTCATCAATAGCTTTTCTACTAGGTTTAGGATTTTGACTTGGTGAAGTCAATTTTTCTAATCTTCTAATTTTCTGTTGTAAAGTTCCGTCTAATAAACCCATTTAGCCTCCAGGGAATAAGTTTTTCTTAATAAGTTCGACTGCCTTATCATCAATGGTGTTATCAGTAGATTCTGCGTAAGCTTCTAGTAGTTGTATAACTAATTCCTTAACAGCAGAAGAGCTGAGGAATGCCATAAGGATGGGCTTGATAAGTACGATCATGGTGTGTTAATTGTGTTTTTTAAAAAAATAAAGATAAGTATTGATAGACATATCCAAACGATGAAAGATGTCATTTCTTATTTGTGCATTTAGGTGTTGTGTCTTTCCAAGGTTTATACCAAGGTTTTGGTGGGGACTTACATTCAAGAACTTCTTTTTCTGCTTTCTTCCAAGATGAAATAGCTATTACATCGCTACACATTTCGTAAACACGACTATGTGGTATTAGCATGAAGCCTTTTTGCTGTAACTCTGCACACTTCAAAACTCTGACTAATTCATAGTCAAGTTTCATTTTTTCTTCTTGCCTTGCGGCAATACTTCTACATCTCTCTAATCCCCTCTTATCAAGTGGGATCATGAAGTTTATCTGTGCTCCCCAGTTCTCAGCCATGGTATAGCTAGATGGTCTCATACCGTCTTCATCTATATCCCAAGGCTTTGTATGATTCCCCATATAGAACGGGGAGAAAGTCATAGTTGATCCATTACATGAGATGTTAGGTCCGTAGTGCTGTCTGGATGGTGCTCCGTTATTTTGAAATTGCACTGCTTGATTGGTCACATTTCCAGTCGCTGCAGCTACGGGATTACTTACGTTATTAGTTTCTGGGTCACTAGCTTTAGCTGGTGCTATTGAGAGAAGACTGATAAGGAAACCGTAGTAGATGTAGTGTCGATTTCTCTTTCTATTTCTGTTACCGATAGAACTTGACTTGCTGCTCTTGTTACTACTTCTAAAGTGAAGTCGCTTCCAGCAGTTGTTAAGTTCCATACCGAATCTGAATCGGTTATACCTCCTGATGAAGCTGAGGAGTGAGTCAGGTTGTCCCCTGACCATTTCTGTAATGCAGACCCATAGGTAGTTGTAGTTATTTCTTCTACGATCTCTTGGGTCGTTGTCGTTGTACTGTTCATAGACCCCTGAGTGAAATTCGGGGTCACTAATTCTGCTCTCACTGCCGTGGGTGATGCCAGTAATAAGAGTACTAGCCATTTCTTCATGTTTCTTTTTTCTTTGCCATTGGACAGTCAACAGTTTTACCGTTACCCTTTCCGTTGTTTGTCTGGAGTCCGAAGGAATAAAGTGCACTTCCAAATATCGAAGCTACGAACGTGATATCTGTGTTTTGCGTTTTTTTAATCATCGGTATCTCGACGTAATTAAGAGTTATGACTCTCAAATAAAGCCCGACCAAACCACCACGCCAAGACGAACAAAAGTCCCAAGCACTTGAATATGATGCTCAGTATCTTCAGCAGCGTCTTTTATTTTGGTAAGGAGGTTTTTTTTCGGGCTTTCCTCTTTTCCTTCCATTTATTAACTTTTGCTTGTAGTTGTTTTTGAACCTTTTTCTTAATTGGTTCAAATAAAGACTGGGT